GGAGATGTAAATATTTCCCTTGTAAGAATATCCCAATATGTATTTGCCAGTAAATGCCAGTGCGTGATACTTGTTAATTAAGTCCATTCTCAGTGCGGTGTTTTCCATTTTTTGGTGTCCTCCTTAATTCGATGATTTATTCTAACATATCCCGTCCGGCCTGTCAATGGATTTTGAAAAAAAACACAAACAACTTTTTTATTATCTTTAAGCACCAAAACATGAACATTACATACCGAAATGTGAACAATCGCTCACTAAAAATGTAAACAATCACTAACGTCAATCCGTTCCAGTACTGGAAATAACTGGGGTATTTCTTTTTATCCCCAGTATTGTAATAAAATGACAGTGCTACCACCCCGGGGTAATTTTGGTAGAAAATGGGTTGGTAAAAACTGGAAAATCCCGGGCCTGGACCCAAATATCCACGAAATAAAAAATCCATCCCTTCCCTTTCCTCTCCACCCCACCCCTAATCATGCGAAGCATGAAAAAATTTGACACTTCCCCCAAAATCTGCTATACTAAAATTATGAAAAACAGATTACACCTTGATTTCGCGCTCAATACCTCCGAAGAGCGCACTAATTTCGTAACACAATATTTGGCACAGCCGCAATTCACGGCCTATCCGCCAACTCAAAACGAACTTGAAACAATTGCTAACTATATATTGTGGGGCAAAAACGCCCTCGGCCAAAACTTCGTAGATGAAGGCCTAGGAGAACTCGAAACTCGCTATAAAACATGGGCGCCTGATGCCGTCGAATCTCTCGACGCCCTACTCGAAAATCCCGCTTTTAACGAAAATTCTCTCTACGAAACTCACACCAAAAAAGTGCGCGCCCCTAAATTTGATCGCACTGAAGCATTGCGCCAATGCCCTAATGCGCTGCGGCCGCAATTTGAGGAACTTTTTAGGCAAATTGATGAGCTCGAATTGTCATTAAATTACTATGAGCTGGCGCACAACAAGCGCACCAAACCGCCTCGTGATGAGCTGCTCGTAAAATTCGCACCCGAGGAACAATTGCGCTTGCGCGATGCCGCAGAACAATGGGGCCAATACTTGTATCTTAAACAGAAGCATTACCTCGTTGAGTTGCGCCGGGAGCAATATACGTTGCGCGACTCCTTTATTACTATTGTTCAGCGCAATACTCCTCCCACCTTCAACTTGCCACAAACCACCAATTTTGGGACAGAAATTTTGGTGCTGCCGCTTGGTATTGATTCACCTTTTTTCTTTAGGCCACTCACGCAACTTAATCCGCAGTCATACACCCCACTTGAGTTAGAACAAATTTCGGACACTTATTGGAGCTATAGGGAAAAAGAAAAGAAACTGCCGCAACTTTACTTCGATTTTAGAAAATTCGAGCATGTTTATCAATTGTTTTTACAATTCTTTGAGTTGGAAGACGATTGCGCGGCTGCCGATAATTTTGATAATTCTCAAGACCTGCTTAAGGTGCTAAAATACTACGTCGATTTCGCCGACCTAAATGAGGTTTACGCTGACATTTTGCGGCAAAAGATGGCGCATAATAGCAACATTGATATTGCAATTGCAATAAATAAGAAATATGGGAAAACATATTCCGCTAACTACATTAGCACTATTTTTTGTAAAAAGATTATTCCTTCTATCAATGAAGCCGCGGCAAACCACCAAAAAATAATTAGCAATCTTTTCTTTGAGGAAAACTTTAAACAATGCACTTGTTGTAAGACCTGGTTATTGCGCGACTCCACTAATTTTATTAAAAAGACAAGGAGTCCCGACGGATTTAATACCAGATGTAAAAAATGCGACAAGGAGATAAGGAACAAAAAGAAAAATGACAAAGCGGGAAAATGATTTTGCCTCATTACTTGCGAAGATGGCGCCGGAGCAATTTTTGGGTGTCGTGCGAATAATGGGGATTAGTTTAATTGATGAGGAGCAACAGTGCATTAAGGATGCTGAAGTTTTGTTAGATGAGATGTTTGTTAAATTTTCGACATACTCTAAACAAAGACAACGCACTCTTTTAAAGATAATGCGCGCTGCTGAAAAATAGAGGAATTATGGGACTTGCACCTAATATAGAAAAGAAAAAACAACCTTTTGTCTTTAAGACATGTAAATTATGTAAAAGTACCCTAGGACCCGATGGTTTTATACCAGTGCGGGCCTGGGGTTTTTCAGATGGTTACTCTGACATTTGCGACAATTGCTTGGAAAACTTTTTACAAGAAGCTAACTGGGATTGGGAGAAGGTAGATTATTTATGCCAAATTCATTCTATTCCTTTTATACCTAAGGAATGGGAAAGAATTAAAGAGTTAAATGATACCGCGCCCTTTAAGAAATATGCAGAAGTTTTTCTTGAATCTGACTATAAGGGACTAAACTGGGGGGATTATTTTCAGGAATTTACTCGATTAAAAGAAAAGGGAGAGTTAAGTAGTCAATTACCAGAGATAAACGAAGAAGAAAGACGAGAACAGCGGGCGCGCTGGGGCCATAATTATGATGATGAGGCCTTGGACTACTTGGAATCTCTTTACAACGGACTTTTATCTACTCAAAATGTCAATGGCCGCCTTCAAGGAGATCAAGCAATTAAGCTTTGTAAAATTTCCTATGAAATTGATCAGCGTATTGCAGAAAACTCGGACTTTGACAAGTTGCTATCATCTTATGATAAACTGGTAAAGATTGCTGAATTTACTCCTAAAAATGTAAAGAACTTAAATGACTTCGATACTTGCGGTGAGTTGGTGCGCTGGTTAGAGAAAAAGGGCTGGAAGAACAGTTTTTACGATGATGTTACAAGAGATATAGTTGATGAAACTATTAAAAATATTCAATCATTCAATCAGAGACTTTATATCAATGAAACTGGTATAGGAGATGAAATTAATCATAGAATTGAGAATTTGAAATCTGTTCAGCAAATGGAAAATTATTATGATACTGATATAGATTTTGACAATGATAATTATGAGAATTCTGGCTATGAAGATCTCTTTAAGGATGATAATGAAGAATTTGAGGCAGACTTAGAAGATGGCAACAAGAAGGAAAATTAACTTAGGTAATAAAAACGACCTTTTTATTGAGAATCGGCAAGTTGGCTATAAAGATGGAGTAGAGATAGAAAAAGGAGTAGTTCTTAATGAGGATTATTTGGAAGAGCATTTTAAAGAGTTAGGTGATGCTTTTTCTTTCTTTAGCGCTTATCCAGATTTGTTTTTAGATATTATTACTCCTGAAACAGAAAACTTAAAGCTCTTCTTTTATCAACGAATTTTCTTGCGCGCGGCGATGCGTTTTAAGATTGTTTATGTTACAGCTTGTCGTGCATGGAGTAAAAGTTTTTTAACTATTCTTGCCCTTATATTACAATGTATCTTTATTCCTGGCCGGAAGGTCTTTATTTGCGCGCCCAATAAAACACAGGCTGCAACTATTGCTAAAGAAAAAATATATGAAATTTATAAACACTGGCCTCTTATTAGGAGGGAAGTATTAGGCGGAGATATAAGTGAAACTCCGGGTAACTTTGGTAAAGATTACGTTACTTTAAAGTTTAGGAACGGAAGCCAATTCGATGTTGTTGGCGCGTTGGAGTCATCTTTGGGTGGACGTAGACACGGCGGCCTAATCGACGAAATTAAAAATCATGACGAGAATATGATTAATACAGTTGTTCTGCCGCTTCTTAATGTTTCTCGCAGATTACCAGATAACACAGTTAATGAGAAAGAGCCCAACCAGCAAGTTATTTCTGCAACTTCCGCATGGCAAAAAACTTCTTTTGCCTATGATCGTCTTATTGACAACTTTGAACAAGCTATCATTACTCCTGATAAAGCCTTCGTATTTGGCTGCGATTATCGAGTGCCGGCCATGCATGGCTTACTTGATAAGGATTATATTCAACAATTAAAATTATCACCTTCTTTTAATGAGACTTCTTTCGCGACCGAATATTTGAGCTATTGGCAGGGCGCGAGCGATGAATCTTGGTTTAATTTTGATAAAATACAAAAATATCGTCGTTTAAAAAATCCGGAAACGCATGCAATTTTTAGAGAGGGGCTTAAACAATTCTACTTATTATCAGTTGACGTAGGAAGAATTCATGACCAAACTGTTATAACTGTTTTCAGAGTTAATATCAATGGTAATAACCAGTATAGTATTGCAGTAGTCAATATTAAGGTTATTGGGCGAGATGCTAAATCTAAAACCTTTGTACAACAAGCTATTGATATTAAAAAAGAAATCGCGCTTTTTAACCCAAAAGAAGTTGTTATAGATACTAATGGTTTAGGTGTTGGTTTAGGGGATGAAATGATTCGCCCTCAATATGATGAATTTGGAAATTATTATCCTGCTTATGGATTTTTTAATGATGAAGAATTTAAAAAAACTCAACCTAAAGATGCTGTTTGTATTTTATATAGCTTAAAAGCTAATGGGCCCCTTAAATCAAAAATACATGGAAATGTATATTCAAAATTATCTAGTGGCGCGATCCGTTTTCTAATCAAGGAGCAAGAAGCAAAATCGGCTTTACTTGCTACCAAAATTGGACAAAAAATGGGAGTTGAAGACAGAGTGAAACGTCTTATGCCACATGAAATGACTACCAAACTGTTCGAAGAAATGGCTAATTTACGCTTAAAGAGGACGGGTACTTCTGCTGATATAGTCTTGGAGCAAATCAATAGTCGCTATCCAGATGATAAATATATGTCATTTGCTTATGGGTTATGGCGAATTACTGAAATAGAACAAGAAGATTTACAGCATAGAAAAAGACGTTCGGGAGGAAGTAGAAAATTAACCTTCTTTACTGGAGGAACTAATGGCAGAAGAAAAAACTAGAAAACAATCTTTGAACTTCACAAGAATGAATATGATTGCGACCAGCCGCAATGCCTATGATCGCTGGCGCGAGAAGTATGAGACTTATTATAGTCGACCCTATACCCCAGAAGAAGTTCGTAGAATTATTGAGTCAGGATCTTTACGTGAACAACAACGGCTTTCTAAAATTTACTTTTATAAATATGGCTATTATGGTCAAATTTTAACTTATTATGCTACTCTTTTAAAATATACGGGTATACTTATCCCTCATCCAAGTTTCAACCAATCTCTCTCTGAACCGTATATTAAAAAGAAGTATATACAAGTTTTAGACTATATAGACAAAATGCAACTTCCTACTTTTTTGACTAATTGCTCTTTAGAGGTTTTAGTTAATGGAAGTTATTATGGGTTAATTTTAGAGGTAGACAAAAATAAATTTAATGTTTTAGATCTTCCTAGTGAATATTGCTGTTCACGCTTTAAAGATTACCAAGGTAATGATATAGTAGAATTTGATGTAAGTTATTTTAATACGATATCAGATGAGTCTTTAAGAAAGGACGCACTTTCTCTTTATCCTAAATCCGTGCGTTTAGCTTGGGAAAGATATAAAAAAGGAAAATTAGAAGATAGATGGGTAATAGTTCCCGAAGGAATTTGCTTTACTTTTCTTACTAATGGCCGTCCTCCTTTTTTATCTTTGATTCCTGCTGTACTCGATTATGAGGACGCTATTAAGAATAATAAAGAAAAAGATGCTGAAGAAATTAAGAAAATTATAGTTCAACAGATCCCTCATTTACCTGATGGGCGCTTGCTCTTTGAGCCTGATGAAGCAGAAGAAATTCATGGCGCAGCTGTCGGAATGATGAGCGATAATCCTAATGTCAGTGTTTTAACAACTTATGCTGATGTAGACGCTATTTCTTCTCAAACTAGTACTGATGCCGCAAAGAATACTACATTAGCGCAGATGTTACGGAACATTTATAGTACTTCTGGTACTAGTTCTGAACTTTTTGCTTCAACTAGTAGTTCTACTTTACCGCTTTCTTTGAAAAAAGATTTGGCGTTTATGATGTATTTGGGTAATAAGTATAGTACATTTATTACAAATATAGTAAATTTATTATACTCAAATACTAACCTATCTTTTAAATATACAATTTTACCGATTAGCTACTTTAATGTTGATGAATATGTTAATTCTTCATTTAAATTAGCTAGTTCAGGATATAGTTTTCTTCTTCCTGCGCTGGGTTTGGGTATTTCACAAAAAGACTTGGTTGATATTAAGAATTTAGAGAATGACTTGCTTAAATTACAAGACTATTTGATTCCTTTACAATCATCTTATACTCAAACAACCACCGGCACCGTGGGAAGACCAAGAAAAGCGCAAGAAGAGAAAGCAGAACAAACCATTGCCAATGAAAATTCACAAGACAACGTTGCAAGGACAGGTTCTGAATAATGGATACTTCAAAAAACATAAATGAGTTTTCTGTTACTATTTATGGAAATTTAGATAAATACAATGATGTTTTATCGAAAGCACGTTGTCGAATTTTCTATAAAGGGATTAACAGAAACGGCTCTTATATTAGTGATGAGTTTGCAGAAAAACTTTTAAGCACTATTCGTTACGCACCCATTAAAGGAATTTATGCCGATGATGATTATAGTGATCACGGTTTAAAACGTTCCATGGGGCGCATTTACGGAATCGTACCTGAGGACCCTCATGTTGCTTGGGAGCAACATGAAGATGAAGATGGAGTAATTAGGGAATATGCTTGTGTAGATGTTCTGTTATTTACTGCACTTTATCAAGAAGCAGGAGAAATTGTTGGTAAGGCTCAGTCGATGGAGCTTTATGACAAGACTATTAAAGGCGATTGGCAATTTATTAATGGTCAACAAGTCTTTGTTTTTACTGAGGGTAGTTTTCTTGGGTTACAAGTATTAGGAGAAGAGGTAGAGCCTTGTTTTGAAGGCGCGGGCTTCTTTTCTCTTAATGATAGTTTAACTGAGATAATTCAAAAAATAGAACAATATAATTTGAATTTTCAAAAACAAAACCAATTAGGAGGGAACCAGATGCCAAGTGCACTTTTTAAAATTTCTGATGATCAGAAGTTTGAAATGCTTTGGAGATTATTAAATCCCGAAACAGATGAGGAGGGTTATATTGTAGTTCAGTATAGTATCTGTTCTGTTTATGACGACTATGCCGTAGCTTTCAATTTTAATTCCAACTCTTATGAACGCATTTATTATGTTAAGGATGATGAGGCCGATTCTTTAAAGATTACTGATAGAGTACCTTGCTTTATTATAGATGTAACAGAGTCTGAAAAGAACGCTCTTGATTCTTTACACAAATTAAATAATGACACCTATGAGAAGGTAGATGAAGCTTTTGCTAATATTGAAAATTTAACAAAAGAAAATGAAGAATTTGGACTCAAAGTAGAAGAGTTAAATAATTCTATTTCGACTTTAACTACAGAAAGAGATGAAATTTCTTCTAAATATGAAGAAACTATGAACTTCTTAAACGATACTAAAGCTACTTTAGAAAACGTTCAGGTAGAATTAAATAGTCTTCAGAATGAAAAAGATCAATTACTTTCTTTCAAACAGAATGTGGAACTTAAAGAAAAACAGCAAGTTCTTAGCAGTTATAATGAATTATTAAAACAAGACATTTTAGATTCTTATTCTGAAAAGTTAGATGCTTATACTGCTGAAGAGTTAGATAAGGAACTTGCTTATGAGCTTAAAAAGAATAACCCTTCTGTTTTTCAAGATATAAAGACGCCTTATATTCCTAAAGAGAATATTCCCGCTGTAGGGATCGAGGCAATACTTAGCAAATACGCTAAATAATTTTGGAGGAAATAAAATATGGCTGTTCAAAGACTTACTATTGACGGTTATGGTCAGCTTGAGCTTAATAATGCCGCCTTCCGTAGAGATGGTCGTGTTGAAGCTCAGTGCAGATTAGATGAAACTGATTTTGCTTCCATTCCCGCTGAAAATGGTATGCTTTTAGCAATTAATAACGTAACTCGTACCGTTTCTCTGCCTGCAGGAGATGGCTCCGATGAACTCATCGCTCTGAATTACTCTGCTGAGCATTTATATGATGAGAACGCAAAGGGTCTGAAGAACTTCAGGCTTGAGCTTAATGAGTTCCTGCCCAGACTTGGCTACCTGGCCGTTGGTGATAAGTTTACTACCAACTGCATTAGCTACAATACCAGTGATTTTGCAGATGATGCTACTCTCAAGGCTAACGTTTTAGCTACTACCGCAATTTATGCTAGCGAATCTGCTGATGGTTCTATCTTACTGAAGAAAGGCAGCGCACCTTCTAGCACCAAGGTTGTTCTGAAGGCTGTGTCTATGACCACCATGCCCGACGGTCAGTTTGGTATGAAGTTCCAAGTTGTTTCTTGTTAATTAAGAGGAGGATGTAAAAATGGCTGATCTTAAGAGCATTAAAGAACTTGCCCTTCATGCTGTAAATCATACTGCTCCTGCTAACTTCTCTGTTGAGGATGTTAATGAAGCCCTTCGTGGTGAATTAAAGCAGATGGCCGGTTCTGTAAACGATTTTATGAGAAATCGTTATGATATTTATGATATTATCGCTGCTGCTGCTGACTCTTATGTTCCCAAAAAGGTTATTGAGACCTTAGGTCAGTTTGCAGAAATTAAGCAGGTTGCTCAAGGACAAACTGCTGTATTCAAGAGAGGAGTTGGTAAGCTGAGAGCTAGAAAGTTCCTCACCCAGGTTGGTCTTTCTGGTGTTTATGAGACCTTCAGACTCGATAAGGAGAGCTTCCCTGTGATTGCTAATGCAGTCGGCGGCGCTGCTACTATTGATTTTGAAAGACTGCTCGATGGTGATGAAGTTCTGTCTGATGTCATGGACGTAATTACCGAAGGACTCGCCGATGCTGTTTACTATCAGGTTCAAAAGGCTCTTGTTGCGGCCGCTGCTAACAATGGTGCGGCTTTCAGCAGCAATAACTTTGTTACCGCTAATACCTTTACTGCGGCTAACATGCTGAAGATTGTAAACACCGTCAGAGCTTATGGTAATGCTACCATTTTTGCTACTAACGAGTTCATTTCTGCTATGGGTCCGGATGCTGTCGTTCCTGCTATCGCTGGAGTTGCTCAGGGTATCTATCCTGTTGATGACATTGACTCCATCCATAGACTTGGAAGAATCCAGATCTTCCGTGGCACTCCTATCGTAGAACTTCCGCAGAGCTTCATTGATGAGTCCAATGATAAGACTTGGATCAATCCTCAGTATGCTTATGTTCTGCCTACCGGACAGGAAAAGGTAGTTAAGGTTGTTCTTGAGGGCAATACTCAGGTTCACGATTTTGTGAACAGAGATAATTCTATAGAGATTCATGCTTATAGAAAGCTTGGTTGCGCTATTTTAAGCTACAACAACTGGGGTATCTACAAGAATACTGGAATCACCGATAATTCCCAGAATCCCTACGGTTATTAATCGGTAAAATATAGGTAATGTTTAAAGGGGAGTTTTTACTCCCCTTTAAATGTATTATGAGTAAAAGGAGATTAAAATGGAAAACGAAAAAATTTATGTTGAAAGTATGGTAAATGGTACTGTTTCTTTAATGCTGCCAGGAACCACCATCGCGAGAAATTGGTCCAAGAAGGGGTCTAAGCTGGCTTTCGATAGACAGGCTTTGTATGAAGCATATTATGAGCCTGGTATTGAATATATGTTTACCCATGGTATTCTTTACACTGACGATATGGCCTTTAAGAAAATGGTGGGTTTAGAGGATGAAGATGCAGTAGAACCTACAAAGACCATTAAACTTGAAGATAATTTTATTAAACGAATGGTTAGTTATATGCCGGCCTCTGATTTTGAAAAAGAGATGGAAAAGCTTTCTTATGACCAGAGGGGTATGGTTGTCGATTATATTTTAAGGCATCCTAATGAGTTAAAGCTTGACAGAACTGAAATCATTGATAAAATGTGTCAAGTTAATATTCTTAAATCTATTGAACTTAAGAAAGCTGAAACAGAGGAGTAAAAATGACATCTTGCCAAGTTGTTTATGATGCTTTTTTAGCACGAATTCTAGAAGATGACTGGCCGCATTGGGCTTTAGAAGACGCGCAAGCTGACTGGAAGCAACTTTTAATGGCGGCCATTCCTTGGTTTAAATTTCCACGCAAATCTTTAAATATTATTACCGATGAAGAAGGCCAAGATTGGTTTGAAGGTGATTTGGGCGCTGCGGAGATCTCCATTTTAGCTAATTTTATGAAATGTGAATGGTTAAATCGCTCTATTATGACTTGGGAAAATGTTAAACCTCTTTATGAGGAAAGAGATTTTTCACAAGCTAATCTTTTAAGTAAATTAAAGGATATACTTACTGAAGAAAGGATGAACGCTTTGTATCATGAATCTGTTTATTATAGATCAAGAGAGGGCAAACCTTTTGAATTTAGTAAGTTAGCAAGTCGGAAATGAACGAAAGTGTAAAAGAAGCATATAACAATAAACTGAAAAATAAGCTTTTTGGTTTATTATGTGAATTTGAAAAAAATAGAGATTGGGAAAAATTTCTTGACTCAATATTAATAGAGCTATTGGGTTGGGACGAATCTCAAAAAACGATTAACTATTATACATTATTTTATAAAATTAGTTCACTTCGTTATTTAAAATATGAGTATTTTAGGAATACAATCTTTGATTGTATGAGTTTATTATCTAAGATATGAAAAGTTCTTATTATAATGAAGTATATCTGCGGCGTTTAAATCGTTACGGGTATGATTATCAAACACGTTTACAGAATCAAAGAGAACGCGTATTTGAGGATCTACTTTTAAAATCAATTTATAGGGTAGACTTTGAATATAATGGAGAGTTAGTGCCTGGTCTATTAGAAAGATATAGACAAGATGAGAGTCAGACTTTACAATATTTACTTTTACGAGTAGATATGGACATTCCTACTGGTACTATTCTTCGTATTCCAAATAAGAATTATTTAGAAGGGCAACCTTTAGACGAAAATAATTCTTATTATTGGATGATTTATTATTTAGAAAATATAAAAGCTAGTGGATACAATAGATATATTGTACTTAAATTAACCCATGAAATAGTTTGGTACGATAGAGAAAAGCAACGGCAGTCAACTATGGCTTACTTTTATGGACAAGGCGACAACGTTTTAAGAAACGCTGTAATCGGCGGCCGCAAGGGTCCTCTGTATGAAGAGCCTGAGATGACAAGTACCATTGTTATGCCTACTCGTATAGAGCTTAAAAAAGAAGACTATTTTGAAGTAAAAGATAATCAAAGAGGTATAGTTGAGGCTTATCGTGTAGTTGGCTTTGATACTCAAAGTAATCCTGGGATAGAATTTGTTACAGTTGACCCTGTTTATATTAGGGATAAGACTCCTGCTCCTATTCCTTCATTAACTGATGAAGAAGATGATTTTTATTGGTTACAAGGAGGAATAAAGAATGAGTAATGAAAATAACAAGGTTAGAAATTTAAAAGAAATAGGAGTATGTTTAAGAAAGATCGCTAATAGATTGATGAGTAATGAAAATTTATTAAAGTTACTTTATTATCAAGACAAAGATCCTTTTTCACATTCTTCTTTATCTGACTTACAGTTAGAAAGTGAAATTTTTAATCATTATATAATGATAGTACCAAAGCTGCCGCCTCAAGAAGATTCCAAATCTACTATTACTATTATGGCGATGTCTGGTAAACAAAATAATGAGAACGATAATTTTTCAGATATTGCAATAAATATTGAAGTTTACGTTCCCATTACACAATGGATTATTAAAGACTCCAATTTGCGCCCCTTCGCTATAATGAGTGAAATTCAAAATAGTCTTAATAATAAAGTAATTAATGGCATTGGTAGAATGAAAGGCGGAGATTTTGATTACAGCTTCACTACTGATGAAATTACTTGTTATATTCAACATTTTAGAATAATTAATTATGATTAATGAAAAAACTCTCTTGGGTTTTCCTACTAGTTTTTTAGATAAAATTGAAATATATCCTCCAAAGGTAAAGGAAGTTGTGGGGAACGATAATTTTTGGCAGTATTATAAAGTTCTTACTTTTTCTCAAGAAGAGATAGAGGATGAATTTGTAAATAATAAAGATATTAAAAAATTTCCCACTCCTTTGGAATTTTTATTATCCAATAGTTATTATAACAGTACTTATGCTCAAATAGTTCGCGAAGCTTTTCAATTTTTTTGTCATGTCGATTGTTTGTTAGTATATGATTTGAAAAAAATTATGTTAGGCACGAGCATTGAAGAAGAAATAAACACAGCGAAAACAGTAGATGATTTATTCTTTTTAGACGAGTCTAATTTTTTTGATTTTCAAAATAAAATTA